GACATAAAAGAAAATCCAGAACGTCTATTCTTTAAATAGGACATTCCGTAACATCTATAATCTGCTTTGCAAGCTTCCCAAAATATAAAGAATAATCTATTTGATTCTCTAAAGTCCGGCGCACCAACATCTATCTTGCTCCATTGCAAGTACATATAATGCGTGCCTGTTATATATGTTTGATTACCATTACTATAAAATGAAAATCCTTCATCTCTTCTTCTAAATTCTTCATCAATATAATCAAACCACTTCTCTTTAAATGTATCGGGATATTTATTCCAATCAAATACATTCTTTATTTTGCTTAGTTCTTTTGGAAATTCTAATTGTTCCCAATATTGTAATTCCTTTTTATCGTTTCTTTTATATGAATTTTCTAATAAAGGTAAAGCAATCTTCAGATTTTGTATTTCATATATCTCACCAATCTTACCGGTTTTGCTTATAACAATAATATCGTGTTGTTTATTGTAACCGTATTTCCATGTTTTAAGTCTATTTTCTTTCTTTAAAACAGTTGGTTTAATATAATCTGGTAAAACCTTAAATAAAGTATTTTCGTACATTACTTGGATCTCCCTTCTGCAAAGCCTTTAAACGTTTTTGACGTTGGTTCTTTTTCGCTTTCTTCTAACATTCTTTCCTCTTCTTCAATCCTATTAAGGATTTCAAAAGCATCAAATATAGCCAGCTTTTTTGTAGCAGCTGCATTCTTTAATTTATCTGCTGCCAAATCTTCTTCCCCATTATCTAGAATAGCTTCTTCAGCAACTTTAATTAACTCAAGAACTGCTTTGTGCCCAGCTTGGACTATACTCTTCTTCGTCTCCTTTATATTCATATTTAATTACAATATCATTAGATTTCATACAATATAATCTCTGTCCATCTATAATGAATTCAAATTCTCCATAAGGAGTATAACCCACTAAGTCTCCAGGATTGATTTTAAGCTCTTTTAAAGAGTCATTACCATATTTTAATATACCAATAAGTTTACGCTCTTTATCAAGCTTTAAATGATCTATATTTTTTAATGGTTTAATAAAACATCTATCACCAAATGATTTCCATTCTGTATCTGTTTTATACAAGTAGATTTGATCGGAACTACAGAAGTATAAATCTTCTTTAAAATAAGATCTACTGTTTTTTTGTTTACCCTTCATATCATAAAATCTTCTAAAGACGTTATGATGTATGATTACGGTATCACCTACTTTTATATCTGTTTTATATGCATATGGAACTGCAATTACTTCAGCCATATTACTAACAGATTTAAAACTTTCTATCTTAGTATTTACTATTAATTCTTTGCCATCAATATCAATACTATTTTCATACCTAGACCCCACAGGTTTAACTATGAAATCAAATACCCCAGCCACTTTAATATTCTAAATCGTATTCAACGGATATTGCCATGTTGGAATTAAACTTTTTCCATGGCATTACCTCGTCTTCTTTCTTAATATATATGTTATAAGAGTGATCTTCTTCGTCAAACAATATATGGGAGATTTCGTGCCCGCCATATACGTTTTGATTTAAAGAGTAATGCATTGCATCGTTCTTATAGTCAGACCCAATGCTTATCTTACGAATTACAGAACTCATTATCCTTCAGTTGAAATTTCAATATCAGTATATGAACCATCCTCTACATTAATATTGATTGCTCCATACTCTGCTTCTAATTCTCCTTTGAATTCCTCGATTGCTTTATTAAGATCTCCTAATTGGTGTAAAAACCCATGCTTTTGCGATTCTAATACTCCAATATTAGTTAATAAAGTTTGTAGATTTTTTTGTTGAGTTACAATTTTTTCTAATTTCTCTTTTGTAATTTGTTTTACTACTTCCATTTGATTTAATTTAATTATTTATTATTATTATTATGATAATGTTAAAAGATACTTTAACTTTGCTGTTTCCCCAGATAATGACTGCGCAAGATTAGATATATCTCCAAACTTTGCTGTATCTCCATAAGATTCTAAATCTTTTGAAAATTTCATTACTTGATCTGCAATAACCATTGCATCTGCTTTTGAGTCGATTGTTTCAATTTTTAACGACTGAATTCTTTTTCCGGTATAACCCATTAGTTTTTCAACTACGTCGTCTTTGAAATCTTGTAAGAATTCATAGAAAGCGCCAGTTGCTTTATGTTCAGCAAAGCTTCTGGTTTGCCAATGTATTAAATGTATCTGTTCGTGAAAGAACGCTAATTTCCCTGCAATTTCTTCTATTGTCATATTATTTTATTTTATTATTTAACCACAAGAATTTGGATTGTTTTGTACTAAACCGTCAAATATACTATATACAAAAACATTATCAACTCCCCAATCAAAAGTAGTTACAAAAGGCGCTGTTAACTCTGGATCTTTATATACATAAATACCAGGTTCAAAAACAGAAGATGATGAATACACTTCATACGAATCACCAGGGCAATTAGTTATCAAAAATGTATAATATAACGGCGGCGGAGTAGGTGATCCTTGTGAACTTGCATTAGGCCAACCTATGCTTATACCATTACCCCAACCCATTAGTAAAGTGCTACTATATCAGAACAAGTTGTTGCCAAATCCCCGTCATAAGTAGCATATACGTGATTAACAATAACCGGAAAAAAAGTTCCATTAGGAATATTTTTAAAAACCGTATATGGATATACATCTCCATTCCCTCCAACAACATCAACCATCAAGTCTCCGCCTGTACCAATATATAAAGCAGCTGAATTTAAATTATCTCCAGGATCATTCCCGGGAAATGCATCCCCTGTTGGCACTATTATTTTTGCTCTTGTTCCAAAATCTGGTAGATTACCGTATTGTCCCATAATTATTTTTTAAATATTTTATTGTATATTTTACTTTTGTTTCTAACTATTCCTCCTTTACGGATAGGAAATTCTAATACAGTATCACCTTGAAAAGAATAATCTTTACCAGGTTCCATCACTTTAGAATTACCTTTATTATCAATACCCAAAACGGGGAAGTCTACGTTTTTCATTGTGATTTCCCCGCTAGGTATTACATTATAAGGTCTATCTTTATCAGGACTATTTCTTTTATAACCTGTTGTTGATAGATTTTTCATTTTATTTTCCAGTTAAACCTATAGTATAGTTTTGAGCCATTGTGTTAGCTTTTCTTGCTCCTTCAGTACTAGACTTCATCTTACCGTATTCTTTTTTCAAAGCTTCAACTGCTGATGGGTTTTTAGCTTCTGCTTTCTTAATAATCTTGCCTGCGCTATCTGTTATAAACATGTCATTAGGCGATTTCTCTAAACCAAGTTCTTTTCCTGATCTTAAAGATTTTTCAAATTCTTTTGGGACTGTTTTACCAGATCTACTGTTGTATTCAGTTCCAGATAATACTTTACCTTTAGAGGCATTTTCAGCAAACCCTTCGGCTTTCTTTTGTTCATCTGCAGTTGGACCAAATGCTTTTCTTTTAGCAATTGACTCTTGCATTTTTGCTACTTTTGGGTCTTCTGCGGTTTGTTTAAATGGAGCTGGAATTCCATGCCCTGTTTTAGGATTGTTTCCTCTCCCAGGTAATTGTTTATATGCCATTTTGTTTATTTTTATTTTGGTTTATTTTATTCTTGTGTATATTACCGTCTCATTAATTGGGCCTTTAACTATGCATTCTAAAGTATTATCATCAATAAATGTGTAACTACATTCCGTGGTCCAATTTTTTTCATCACATATTGTTTTAATAACTAAAGTACTATTTACTATTTTCATAGATAGCAATCTTAACGGCACACCATCAACTGTATCAAACTCAATAACTTGTAAATGATTGTTAACATCTTTCCAGAACACAATGCGGGTTGCATGATGATTTGGTTCCCAGTACCCAATTAAACTATTAATATTAACTTTTGATTGAGCAAAAATATTAAAACTTAGTAATGCAAATACGATAATTAAAAATACTTTTTTCATAATTAAATAATATTAGATTTATATAATATTATTATTACGTGTATTTATTGCTTTTTATAAGCTTCTATTTCCCAAGGTAATTTCTTTGATCCCTCTTTCATAGTCGCTCTGGAATATTTCTTTCCTTTCCACATAACATGAGTATCCGTATAGTCTAAATCACCTCGTTTCATTTGATCTATATGGACTTTCTCATGAGATATAGTCTTATTCTTTTGTAATTCTAATGGGGATACATCTTTATTAATTAAGATAGTTCCGTTATATTGCGCCATACCT